ACCTTCGGATGACCCACGTAGATATAGCTAGAAAGAACCTATGGTTTGCGTTTAATCTCCTTAGATACGTTCACTTGTAGTTGCCTTCTAAGGTATAAACCAAATGTCTTTGTTATAGCTCCTTCTGCTTCTTTCTTAGCAGGGAATATAGCGTTGTAACTGACAGTGGATTGTGCAATAAACAATGGACGCAGCTTAAAGTTCTTCTCCCTTCTGTATACACCTGCTGGTCTAGCACCACCTATTGGTTTACCAACAAAGATATTGTTACCACTTGTGTTACCTGTACCAATAGATTTATATAATTTGTTGATAGTTGCCTTAGTTATGTTGCCATACTTATCACGCTTAACTGCTGGTGTTGGTACAAGTCTTGAGTTAGATGGGATATTCTTTGCTGTACTATGTCTAACAAATAATGCATCATACTTTTGTTTTGTATATCCACCCAAGATACTGCCACTTAAATATCTATTCTGGTTATAGGGTCTATCTTTAGGTGTTATAACAGACATTAGTGTGGACTTCTTAGCTATTGTTGCTCTAAAACCTTTCTGTGTAGATGGTTTAGGTCTATCTAGGTAACGTCTTGCTGACCCTGCTAATGTATTTAATGCAGACTTTTGTTTACTACCAGGTAAAAATTTAGAGCCTTGAACAGAAGCGTTAATAGCTTGGGATATGGAATAAGGTAATTGTTTAGTATGTTGGTTAGTCCATTTAATAGCAGTAGGTAATTCTGATTTAATGTCTAACTTTATTGCCATTAGAAGGGTATTGATGTTTCTTCTACTTTAGCTGATTCTCTTTTTTCTGGTAATACAAATTGATCTACATTTAGTCTAAATTGATTTTTAGTTATACCATCTTCTGTTGTAAATTTGCTGTACTCACCCTGTCCTGATACTGCTACAAGGCTACCTTTCTTATATGCCTGTACAATAAGTTCCCATCTTTTACCCCATACCTGACAATCTACAAATGATACTTTTTCTTTTCCATGCATGACAGCTATTGTAAAGGCTGCAAGATCATATGCACCTGCTTTTTTATATTCAGCGTCTTTAGTTAAACGCCCTGCGATTGATACATTAAACATTGTGTTCTGGTAAGTAACGTGAAATCAGATAATTAATACCTGATGAATAGGAATAGTTATTTGTTTTACAAAAGTTTCTAAATGCTTTGTAGTTAATAGGTGTAAGTTTAGAAGATACCAGAAAGCGGTTTTTCCAATTAGATGCAGCGACATCATCAGGTCTAGTATCAAAAGGTTTGTAGTTTTCATCAGTCATTGGTTAGCAGAAATCCATTCTTCTATAAAAGTAACGTGTTTTGGTAAGGTTATATTTTCTGATAACTTTTTGTTTCTTTTGAAATCAAATTCTATATATAAGGCATCTGCCAAAGTGTTATATAGCTTTTTATCTTTAACAAGTAATTCACCTACAAGTTTTAGATAATATTGTTTAGTTTCATCATCTAATATTGTTGGCATTCCTACGGCCTTATTTTTTGTTATTGGTGTAACTTTTGATGTTTTAGGCTCTGCAAAATCACCATCATTATCGGGAATACCTGCATTAAGTCCTAATATTGCTAATTCACAGTATCTACGAAAATAAGTTAAAGCACCGCCTTCTGCATGCATTGGATTACCTCTTACATTAGTTGCAGAAGGTAATAAGTATTCAGATGTTATTACTTCACCAGATGTATGCATTAAGTTGGTTACTAATACATTTCTATCTTCATATATCTTTGTTGTATGGATTACAGCCAGACCATTAGCAGCTAAAGCAGGGTTAATTGTTGCAAGTACAGTAGAAAGATCAGCAAACTTACCAAATTGGGCGTTATCTTTTTCTTCAATAGTGCCTACTTGCTGAATAAACTTACATAAGGCTGCGGTTACTTCTTTTGTCAAAGTGTTTTATATATTTTTCTTAGTATAGCTATGGTTTACCCTTATGACAATCATGGCTGTTAATAATTTGTCTTAATCGTTCATTATCAGCTATTACTTCTGCTAATAAGTCAAATGGGTCATTTATCCCTGCTAACTCGGTTCTTAGCATTTTTATACGTCTATTATGTTTTGCTAATGTACGAGACATAGCATTAGTAGACTTATGAGCTAACAATAACATATATATAGCGTCTGTAAAGATTTAATACAATTTGCTTTTTATAGAGTTGATTTTACCTTTTATCTGTGGTCAATTACTGTACAAACATTGTTTACTTTTTGAACAACCTATGAACACTATTAGGCCATCTTTAGACAGGGATTTAATTTGTAGAATCCTTGATATAAAGCCAAAATACATTACAACACCTGCATTTCTCAATATGCTCCTAGAAGATGCCTATAACAATAGGATCAACAAAAAGGAAAATTTGACAAATGATGTAACCTATATATATAAAGATAAAGAATTAGACAAAGAGGGTTTAGAAAGAAAAGAACAAAAAGAAAAAATTAATAAAAAAGAAAAACAAGAAAAGAATATACCAGATGATTTAAAACACTTACAAACTCTTATAGATGATTTCTGGAAGGTTAAGAAAGGGTCTAAATCAATACAGGCTTGGAAATTACAATTAACAGAATATAGAAAGTTTATAGAAAAGTATGGTGAACAGGTTTTAAGAGATCAGTTAGAAGCAGGGATACTTGCAGGGACTTGGAAGGGGTTAAAAATAAGTAATTATGAAGAACAACTTAAACGAGTAACAAGGTTTGCTAAAGAACCAGAGCCAGAAATGCAACACCCTGCTCAAAAACTTGTACAGTTTGATGGTATGGGGAATTTAATCTAATGAATAGTTTATTTGGTGCTAGTGGCATTAGAACACTACGTAGAATGATTAAAAATGGTCTTATAACAGAAAAAGATCTAGATACACCGCCTGATGGCTGGTTTTTAGCAATGGGGTATGAAAGAGAAGTTGGTACTGGTAAATGGAAGCGCATACTACGTACAAAATGTGGTTCAAGGCCGTCATTACCTGTACATAAATTGCCAAAATATAGAAATAGTCTTACAGGTAAAATAACCTTTGACCCTGTGGAATATGAAAAGCGAAATTAAAGATATCCTTGTACAAGACCCTTTTGTAAAGTTTTACCCAGAACCACATAAATACTACGACTTAAAGCGTAAGTGTTATGTAGCTAGATCTATTAGTGATGTTGTTAGGACATCTGATTTTGTTAGTAAAAATATGGAAATTGCTGCAAAAAGGGGTACAGCAATACATGAAGCTGCACAGATATGGTGTGAAACAAAAGATAAGACACTAGCACTAGCGTATGCAAAAGAATATAGACAATGGGTTGAGC